CTCCCTTTTACTGAGCGAAGTGGGCGATGAGCGCCCACCATGTGTAGGACCGAGATGCCTCGACCCCGAAAATCCAAAGCCAGTCGATCCAGCCAAGGATGAAGAACAGGATGATGACCATCCCGATGATGTCGTCTAGGTATTGTCTCATGGCTCACTCCACCGATGCTGCGTAGTAGTATCCGTCCCGGCCATTAGCTGGGAACACAAAGCCCTTGCGGCGATACCAAGATTTCAACTCGCGCTGGGCCATGCCGTTCACATACGGGTGGCAGCTTTGCGCCTCACAATGGATGTGCAGCAGGATGCCATGCTCATGGCAAAGGTCGAGCAGCCAGCGCAGGCAGCGCCCACCATTGCCCTCTTTGCGTTCCAGCGATTGAATGAAGCCCAGTGTCATCTGCCCATCTCTAAAGCCGTCAGTCAGTTCGAGGCAACAGTTATGCTCCGGCACATAGGCAAGGTGCCGGTTGAATGGGTGCGGCTCGGTTGCGGCAAGCACGGCCTCGGTGAAGGCCGTGTTCTGTGAATGGCGCGCAAGGCGATCAAAGTTCAGCATCGATGTCTCCCTTCGATGGTGGTGGGGCGGGGCCGTTAGGCCGCCGCCTTTTCGGTGAAAGTCGGCGTAGCCGTCTGGTGGAATTCATGAACCATCATCTGCGCCTCGGCGTCTCCGATCAGATCGCGGCTGACGTTCCAGAACCATGCGCGCATCTCGCCAGCGCGCGCCCAGCTTGGGCGGCTCTTCTTGTCGCTGACGGCGATGTAGCCGCCGAAACGATCTTGGAACCAAGTCGAAGCGTACTTGAACGAGCCGCGTGGGCCGACGCAAACGTGGGCGCTTGAGTTGCCAATCGTGAGGTCAAGGGTAACGACGCCGCTGTACTCGTAGTCAGTGCGCTCGTATGTGCCGCCCAGAGTTTCGGTGCGCGCGATGAGGTTCTTGATAATCTGCTCTTGCTTGGTCATCGGTGTCTCCCTTCGATGTGTTCTAGCAATGTCCTACTAGGATAATCAATATCACTGTGATATCAAGGTCTGAATAGCGTTTTGCTAAATTTTTTTTTGGAGGCCCAAGTGTCTGACATACAACAACAACTTCTGCGCCTACGGGCCTCGACCCGGCAGATGCTTAAAGAAGAGCTTGAGCTTTCGCCGCATCGAACGCTCTCGACCCTAGCGGATGAGCTTCTGGTTCAGGCCATTATGAAGAGGCGGCAAGAGCGTGGCGAACAGTAGGCAGAAGGGTGCAGCCGCCGAGCGCGAGATCGCAAAGCTGTTGTTCGACGAGCTTGGCATGACGTTCAAGCGCGACCTCGAACAGTATCGCGCTGGCGAGCATGGCGACCTCATTTGCGAGGAGGCGTTCCCCTTCGTGATCGAAATCAAGAGATACAAGACCGGCTGTGCGCCGCAACCCGCGTGGTGGGATCAGGTGTGCGCCGCAGCGAAGTCTGCCGGGCTGCTCCCGTTGCTGGTCTACAAATACAATCATCAACAGTGGAAGTGGCGCATGCCAGCCGAAGCGGTGATGCGCGCAGGGCTGCCGCATGGTTGCAGCACTATGCGCGAGGGCGCCGAGCTTGACTGGGGCTACGCCGTCGAGATGGACACGCTCACCGCGATGATGATAGTCAGAGAATTGCTGGCCGACGCGGTGTCGGTCAGTAGTGTCGAAGGCGTTAACGTAAAGGAGTTATAGTTATGCCTCTAGGTTTTAATCTCGAAACCGGTTCTTCCGGTGATATCCTGCCCATCATCAAGTGGGACGCAAAGGCCGGTGACCTGCTGAAGCAGGATCGGTATCAGGCATCAGACGGGACTTGGCAAAAGGATGAGCAAGAACTCTCCCTCCCGATCCAGATGGCAATGGATTTGGGTGAAATCGAAGTCGGGTGGCTCTCATTTGCATCCGGCGCCCCTGACTTCCGTATGGCAAAGATCACGGAGCCTTTCCCGGATCAACCCAGCCAAGACCATAAGCAGGCGTTCCGCGTCCGCGTGGCAACGAAGGACTTGGGCCTTCGCGAATTTAGCCACTCGGCTAAGACGGTTCTGCGTGCGCTGGACGGCCTTTTCAGTCAGTACGAAGCGGAAGCTGCGTCGCATCAAGGCAAAGTTCCGGTCGTGACCATCTCCGGCACGGAGACGATCAAGATCAACTCGCCGCAAGGCGAGCTTCGCTTCAAGGTGCCGGAGTGGAAGATCACTGACTGGATCGACCGGCCTGCATTGATGGACGGTGGCGCAGCCGCTCCATCAGAACCCGCGCCAGTAGCGGCGGTTGCAAAACCTCCTGCCGCCCCTGCTGAACCGACAGGTGCAAACCTGTTTTAGCGCGGTGGCCCTCGGCGGTGTTTGTTTCCCTGCACCGCCGAGGGCATCAATATCAAGGGAAGCAACAGGGAGACGGCTCAATGAACAACATAGCGGCACACGCGGAAAGGATCGCCCGGCACTACTGGGGCGAGCCGAACGCGAAGCTGTCCGTCAAGGGGCGGACGCTGCGCTGGGGAAACAAGGGATCGCGCGAACTCGATCTGGCTAAGGGCGCTTGGTACGACTTCGAGGAAGAGCAGGGCGGCGGGGTGATCGACCTCGTAAAGCGCCACGGCAACCTCGGCATATCAGGCTCGGTCGCCGACGTGCTTGAACGCGAGTTCGGCATACAGAAGCAGGCGCAGTCCGCTCTGGAGCCGAAGCAATACATCCAGCGCATCCACTCATATTACGACGCAGACGGCGCCGAGGCGTATCAGGCGCTCAGGATGTATCCGAAGTCATTCCGCCTGCGCCAGCCCGACGGCAAGGGCGGCTATCTGCACAACATCAAAGGCATTACGCCTCTGCCGTACAATCTGCCCGGCATCATCGAGAACCCGAGCGCACCCGTCTTCGTGGTCGAGGGCGAGCAGTGCGCCGACGTGCTGATCGAGGCCGGGCTGGTCGCCACGACAAACCACGGCGGCGCAGGCAAGTGGGGCGAAGAACACGCGCAGCACCTCGAAGGGCGCAACGTGATCGTCATGCCCGACAATGATCAGGTGGGTCTGCGCCACGCCGACGCCGTGGTTGCGTCGTTGTGGGGCAAGGCAAACCAGATCAAGCGCGTCGATCTGCCGGGCCTGCCGGACAAGGGCGACGTGGTGGACTTCCTGAGAACCCACACGCTCGATGATCTCGTCACAGCAGTACGGCGCACCGACCCGCTGAACAAGGCACCGCAAGTTGAAGGCGCAGCCGAAGGGCAGGCCATCGAGCGCTACAGAACGATGCGCCGGGGCGAGGTGTTTGCAATGCCGCCGGTCGAATTCCTTGTGGACGGGCTGCTCACGAACACAGGCTTTGCGATGATGTATGGCGCACCCGGAACCGGCAAGTCGTTCCTCGCCATCGACATAGCGCTCAGCGTCGCGCACGGCCAGCCGTGGCAGGGACAGAGCGTCAGGCAGGGCGCAGTGCTGTACATCGCCGGCGAGGGCATCGGAGGCTTCGGTAAGCGCTGGAAGGCGTGGGAGCGGCATCATGGCAAGGCAGACGAGCCGGATATGTACCTGCTGCCGACTGCTGTGAACTTTCGTGAACCCGAGGATATCGCACGCCTCGTCGCAACAGTCGAAGACATCGGGCAGCAGTTCGCGCTCGTCATTGTGGATACGGTGGCACGCGCCATCGCTGGCGCAGAAGAGAACAGCAGCACCGACATGGGATTGTTCGTCGCCGCATGTGACGAAATCAAGGCGCTGACGGGCGGTGCGCTGCTGGCGGTGCATCACGCCGGTAAGGACGCCAATCGCGGCGCACGCGGCTCCACGGCGCTTCTAGGGGCGGTTGATACATCACTGATGGTCGGCAAGTCCGATGACATCGTCACGCTCCGCACCGAAAAGCAGAAGGACGCAGAGCCGCTCGATGACATCAATCTGTCGATGGTGACCGTGCCAGCGTCGATCAGTGAGACATCTGTTGTGCTGCAACGCACCGACGAGACGCCCAAGAAAAAGAGAACGTGGCGTCCGACCGGCGCACAGAAACGGGCGCTGCAAATCTTCGAGAACATGTGTGTGGATCGCGGCACGGTGAAGATATCACACAAGGATTGGGCCACGAAAATGACATCCGATATGCCCGATACAAAGCCGCAAACGAGAGGATCGGCTCGGGACGCTCTAATTGACAATGAATGGATCATATCCGTTGATGGTGTATGTTGGAAAAACAAAGAGTTAAGTGATGTTTGATCGGATCATCGGATCATCCGATCGGATATGCATACACATCCGTCCGATCCGACGACCCCTATAGGGGTCGGATCATCGGATGTATGTCGGATCAGTGAAGGGAGAAGGGCATGGCTACGAGAAAGAGAATACCGAAAAGCAAGCAGGGAAGGGACTGGAAGTTCTATCCATCAGAGCGAGACGCGGGCAAGTGCCGCGCCGCTCTGGCGACATATGATGCCGAGGTGAGAGCGAGAGAGATCAAGTGGGGTGTGGATAGGTTGCCGCTTCTGGTCGAGCCGGAACTGCGTGACAGGTTCTGGGCGCAGATGGATGTGCTCAATGCGGCGATTGCCAAAGGTAGCGGCATCGAGGTTGAAGAGGCTGTGGCGGCAACGGTGCGCGGAGTGCAGGCGCTAGAGCGCAGAGCCGTCGAGCTTGGAGCGGAGCCGGTCAGTGGCGAGGTGTGGGAAGAGACAACGCCAGCAGGCGCCGTCGTGGCAGTGTGCAAGGATGGGGCGAGCATCGCCAAGATCAGAGACGAGGGCAGGATCGACAGGGTCTACACGATGTCGGAGATTGCGGCTATCGTCGAACGGTGGGAAGCCAGCAAGGCAGGTGAAATGACGAACAAGGTGAAGTCGCTGTTTCCCGGTGCTACAATCGAGGCGGTCAAACCAAAACCTGCCGAGCTAGAACTGGATGATGAGATACCCTTTTGAGCGACGATCTGAACATCATCTACGCCAACCGGGAATATCAGTTGCTCGGCAACCATGCGTGGGTCGATGTACATACGCTGACGATCCACATCATACGCGGCAAGGATGGCGTGAAGGTAGAGATATATCCGTCAGCGCATGATGGCGTCAGTGAGCCGGTGGCAACGTGCAGGGCTAGGTGGGTCGAGCCTGATGCAGAAAACAAGACACAGGTGGTGAAGCGATATGTACGGTGACGGAACATTCTCGAAGTGGTTGGCTCAGGGCTGCTGCCCGAAGTGCCAAAGCTCAACGCTGGAAGAGATCAAGGGCGGTAGGAGGTGCCGCTCTTGTGATTTGATGATAGGAGGCAAAGGTGAAGAAGTTAGAAGCGCTGGAGGCGGCCATAAGCGCCGTCGAGAAACGTGGCGAGAGCTATGGCGACGTGCTGGAGAACCACAAGCGGATAGCGTCACTGTGGTCGGTGGTGCTTGGTCAGCGCGTCACACCGGAGCAGGTGGTGCTCTGCATGACCTGCGTGAAGGTCGCCAGATTGATGGAGACGCCTGACCATGAGGATAGCTGGGTGGACATTGCCGGATATGGCGCATGCGGCGCAGAGATAGCCGATGGGTGACCTGATCTGCATCGAGGCGCATGACAGGGACTGGGTGCGGTTCTTCCGCGATCCTTGGGACTGCGACTGGTGTGGGCTGCCGACACGCGGCAGGGTTTATGAAGAGACGCAGACAGTGGTGTGTAGCGCTTGCCGCAAGCCGCTGCTGGAGATCGACAGCGATCCGCGTCATTACATTGCGTTTGAGGAGGATATTGATTGATGGCGTATCCGAAGGTGGACGAGAGCGTCTGGCCGGAATTCTTAGAGCGGATCAGCAATGGTGAGGCCGTGCGGGTGATCTGCAAGGACAAGAGCATGCCAAGCTGGGCGACAGTGGCAAGAAAGATTGCGGCTGAGCCGGACTTCGAGAAGCAGTATCGGATGGCGCTAGAGTTTCGGGGCATGATGCTGGCTGAGGAGCTAGATGAGATTTACCGAGACACCCGAGCCGGGATGATCGATCCAGCAAGCGCTCGCGTCGCTGCCGATATTCTCAAATGGCAGGCCGCCCGAATGACGCCAAAGATTTACGGAGATAAGCAACAGGTCGAGGTGACGCCGTCGAAAGGCGGCTCGTATCTTGAGGCGCTGACACAGGTGAACGCAACCGAGCCTGTGGCGCTTACAGACGAGCGAGACACACAAGCGGATACAGTACGCGCGCGCGGCAAATCCGCCCAAAATGAGTGTTCTGATAGCGACATGATATAAGGCCGAAAACGGACGATCAGCTAAGTAACTGAAAACGCAGGGTATACCAAATCCATAATGAACATTATGCGACATTTGCCAGAAAGTTAACCAAAATGCGGTAGACCCCCCCCGGTCTCGCAGACGCGCGGGGCCGGTAAAAAAATATATACCCCTCTCACCACCCCCACCCCCGTCTCGGAGATAACGCATGAACCCCATAGGCGCCGAAAAAAATGATCTTGTGGAGATGATCGCGCAGTTTCGCGACGATCCGCGTTTTTTCGTGCAGTCCGTTCTCGGCGCCACGCCGCAGCGCTGGCAGGCTGAGGCGCTCGATGCGGTCGCGAAGCACGACCGATTAGCGGTGAAGTCGGGACACGGGGTCGGCAAGACGGCATTTCAGTCGTGGGTCGTGCTCTGGTGGCTGTTGACGCACTATCCTTGTAAGGTCGCCGTGACGGCGAACAGCGCGCACCAGCTATCGGACGTGCTGTGGACGGAAATCGACCGCTGGGCGCGCGGAATGCCTGAGGCGTTCAAGGATTTGCTTGAGTTCAAGTCGGACAAGATCGCGCTCAAGGGTGCTTCGGACAGTTTTGCGGTCGCCAGAACATCGAGGCGGGAGAACCCGGAGAGTTTGGCTGGATTTCACTCGCCTTGGATGTTGTTTTGCATTGAAGAGGCGTCTGGCATCCCGAACGTGATTTTTGAGACGGCTTCTGGTGCGCTATCCACCCCCGGCGCGAAGATTATCATGTGCGGTAACCCGACCCGTTCGGATGGGTATTTTTACGATGCTTTTCATGGTGATCGTGACAAGTGGCATTGCATGACTGTGTCGTGTGAGGACGGCGAGTATGTTGATCCGAGGTTTATCACCGACATGGCGGAGAAGTATGGGGAGAGCAGCAATGTCTTCAGGGTGAGGTGTTTGGGCGAATTCCCTACGCAGTCGGATGATGTGCTGTTGCCGTTGCACCTTGTGGAGGACGCGCAGAAGCGCGACGTGCAGGCGGGTCCGACTACGCCGGTGACTTGGGGGCTGGACGTGGCGCGGTTTGGCTCGGATCGATCGGCGCTTGCGAAGCGGCAGGGGAATGTGCTGATTGAGCCGATCAAGACGTGGCAGAACAAGGATTTGATGGAGTTGGCCGGGATAGTGCTTGCGGAGCATGACGCCGTGCCGTATTCAATGCGTCCCCAAGCGATTTATATCGACGCCATCGGGTTGGGCGCTGGCTTGGCTGACCGTTTGCGGGAGTTGGACCTCCCTGCTGTGGCGGTTTCGGTCAGTGAGACGGCCAGCCTGAAGGATCGATTTAATCGCTTGCGGGACGAGTTGTTTTGGGCTGCGCGCGAGTGGTTTGAGGCGCGGGACTGCAAGATACCGCAGGATGACACGCTGATCTCGGAGTTGACGGGGATCAGGTACAAGTATCTGTCCAGCGGCAAGCTGAAGATTGAGAGCAAGGACGAGATGAAGAAGCGCGGTCAGCGTTCGCCTGACGTGGCGGATGCGTTCGTGCTGACCTTTGCGGCTCAGGGTGCGGTTGCCGGAGGTTATTCGAGAGGTTACAATAGCAATCGCATAGTCAAGCCGAAAACGAACTGGGTGGTGTGATGTCCGACTTATATCGGGGGTATGATGCGGGGTTACTCGATGCCTCCACCGCCGACAGGGCGCAGGGGCGTCAAGCTAGGGATGATTTTTTTCGCGGCGTGAAGTTTTCGCCGTTTGATTTGCTTGGTGCGCCGGTTGATCTTGTCAATATGGGCTTGCAGGGCATCGACAGCTTGTACGGCGTTCAGAACGTGCTTGGCTCTCCGCGTCCCTTTCTTGGCGCGGATGATCTGATCAACCGATATGCCGATTTCGTTGATTTTCTTGGGTATGATTACGGTCGTCCGACTGGGTCGCTTGCTGAGACCGCAGGGCGCGTCACTGGCGGCCTTTTGGCGCCTACAGGCGGCGCTGCGGCGTTTGGGAGGGGCGTTGATCTGCTGGAGGCCGGAGCGGAGGCATATGCGGCCGGGGCGCCTGCACGGGTCGCAGAGCGCGCCCGGACCACCACGCTTGGGTCGGGCATTGATCCGACTGCGCCGATTGACGACATGATTGTTCGCCGTATGGGCGACAATGGTGGGCCGCCTATGACGCCGGAGGCTCCTGTCAGAGACATTGACGATCTTGGCTTCTATAGTCAGGCGCTTGAGACCGCGAAGGGATTGCAGCAGCCGAAAGGCTCTGGCGAGCAATATCGCAGCATGCTCTTGAAGGGCGGCGTTAAGCCCGACGAGATCGCCTTTACCCCCGGCCTTGAGGGTCTTTTGAGCCAGCCGCGCGTCACCCGCGACGAACTGGTGGGTCTGTTACAGCAAAACAGAATTAGCCTTGATGAATATATTACTACCGGTGACGAGTTTCAAAATTCTGCTATGAATTTCCCGGCTACGGCAGAAATCCTCGATATGGATATTGCTTATGGGCCTGACTTTATTGAAGACGAAGTTGACATGATTTTGGAGACGGATGCAGACGCTGTCCTTAGTCAGCTTGAAGCGCGCAACCCCGGAGAATATGTGGATGCTGACGGCGACCAAAAGTTGCAAGTCATAAAGCAGGCTATTGAGGAAAACCTTTTTGAGGAACTGCCCGGTTATGTTCAAGATGAGGTCCGCGATATTGCAAAGGAATTCGCGATAGAGAGATATTCCTACGACCCTGTTTTGCGCTTGCAAGACCCTGACACCGGCTATGAGATAGTAGGCACAGATGATATGGGCTACTCAATCCGAAATGAGGCAGGGGAGTTTGTGGACACCGGAAACAATACCCCGTTTTCTCTTTCTGAGGCTCGCATCCAAGCTGAAACGGACGCTATTGACAGGGGCATCGTGGGTTACAGCGGCGGCGACACTCGATACGCTGAATACACAGAAGATGGCGGAACAAACTATCAAGAAATACGCCTGACTGCCCCAGTTTTTGAGGGGCGAGGCGACTTTTTCCAAGGCGACCACTTTGAAGAGCCAAACATTGTCGTTCATCTTCGCACAACAGACCGCACTATGGCGAAAGATGCTGGGGACGTTTTGTATGTAGAGGAGCTTCAGTCTGACTGGGGTCAGCAGGGCAGGGGCATGTTCATCAAGCCCGGAGACAGGGAAGCCCTCCCGGACCTTATGAAAAAAAGTGATGATTACTTTAAGACTTTGGCTGGAATTCATTCAGAAGAGGCGAAGGCTCACGCCGAAATGATGAAGCGCCTACAAAAAGAGATAGGCGGCGAATATGAGTATTACAAAGGTTCTTCAGACCTATATGAAAATGTTGGTGGGCAACGAGTTAGCAAGGTCAGCAACGAAGAGCTAATGATGGAGATGCGCCGAGCAAAAGACGGTGTTTTAAGGATAGCGGGGGCTGAAATAGAGGCGAAAGACCTGCTTGATAAGTATGCGGCCCTTCAAGACAGGTATTACAAAGTAGATGAAGAGCATATGAAGGTTCTTGAGGATATAAACAGAATTAAACGAGGCTTTGATCCCGCTCCCTTTGTCGGAAGCTCCAAAAAGTTTGCTGAGGTTGCTGTAAAGCGCCTGCTTGCCAAAGCTGTTCAAGAAGACAAAAAATACGTTTCTTTTTCTCCGGGCGATGTTCAATACGACAGATGGAATGAAGAGGGGCTTGAGACATTTTATGATAACATTATTCCGAAGGCGGCGGCGGGAGTTGTTAAGAAGCTAGACCCGGAGGCCACTGTTGGGAACATGCAAGTGCGAATGACCGGCCCTGCCGACAAGGCGTCGCGCCTTACCATCGAGATCACGCCGAAGATGCGCGAGGCGATCAAGAAGGGCATACCTCTCTTCAGCGCTGGCGGCGCTGGCCTTCTTGGCCTCGGCATGCAGGACGAACCACAACCCGCAGGAGGCATCTTGTAATGGCCCCACGCGCCCCTAAAGACCCCCGTCTAGCTAAAGCAGGCGTTAGAGAGTACAATAAGCCGAAACGCACTCCGAACCACCCTGACAAGTCGCATGTTGTTGTGGCGAAAAAGGGTGATAAGGTTAAGCTGATCCGCTTCGGTCAGCAGGGCGTTAGCGGCGCAGGCAAGAAGCCGAAGACGAAGGCGGAGAAGGAACGGCGCAGGTCGTATTATGCGAGGCACAACGCGCAAGACCCGAACCCGGACTTCTTTTCGGCGCGTTACTGGAGCCACCGCACTAAGTGGTAATCCTGTGGCGCGGTCCCTTCGAGGGCTGAGGCATCAAATCGTGAAGCCACGCAAGGGGCGAGGCTCTTATTCAAGGAAGGAAAAGCACGATGGGATACGGTAAAGGCAAGGGCATGAACGGCGGCAAAAAGGGTGGCAAGAAGGGCGGCAAAGCCTCGAACGAGGTGCTCGGAAAGTACGCTGGCTAATGGGCAAGGGCGTCGCACATTACTTTCGTGATGGCACCCGCCACAAGGGCGGCACGCACAAGATGCCTGACGGTTCTCTTCACAGCGGCGCCCGGCACACTGCGTCGAGCAAGAAGCTGTTTCACTTCGGTCAGCTATCTGATGCTGCGAAGAAAAAGGCCAGAAAGAGGGCTTGATGTCGCGGAGGTTTCCTAGTGTCCCAAAAGACAAGAGAACCAAGCTGCCGGAAAAATACCTTCGTGGCTCGCGCTCTCGTCGCCGCAAGGCAGCGGAGATTAAGCGCACCGCCAAAGCCTACAAAGAGGGGCGGAACATCGACGTGAAGAAGGTTAGCGCTTCGCGCGCCGCACAGGCGAAAAGGAAAAAGAGACGTGGCAAAAGCTAAACCACTTTCTGAGGCGACCAAGAAGACGCTTCGCGAGAAAGCAAAGAAAGCGAACATGACCTATGGAGAGCTTGCAAAAGTATATCGCCGAGGCCAAGGCGCGTATCTCTCGTCTGGCTCGCGAAACGTCCCAATGGCTGCGTGGGCTATGGGCCGGGTTAACAGCTACATTCGTGGCGACAAGGCGCGGACTGCGGACAAAGATATCTACAAGTCTGCGCGCTCTAGGAGTAGGAAAGCATGATTGATTGTGGAAACTGTGGACATCCAAAGCGCTGCATTCCCATGAATGTTTGTATCATGGGCAAGATGCCTCCCCCTGACGCTGGCCCGTCGCGGACGCAAAAGCCTCGGAACGTCAATACCAGCAAGGGCAATGTCCTGATGAAGGGTGACCAGCCTGTAGCCGAAGCCCCGAAAAAGGCGGCTCCGAAAAAGCGAGGTCGTCCCAAGGGCGCTAAGACAAAGGCAAAGTAAATGACAGAGATGGACGAGGTACAGCTTGGGTCAATCGTCAGCGGAGAGATCACTGACGCGCTGAACCACTTCGACAGCGAGTACACGCAGGACCGTCTGCGCGCACTCGACTTCTACCTTGGCGAGCCGCTTGGCAACGAGGTGGAGGGTCGATCTGCTGTCGTCGCCACCGAGCTTGCCGACACGGTTGAGGCGATCATGCCCAACCTGATGCGGGTGTTTACGACAAACGACAAATACGTTCGCTTCGCCCCGCGCTCTGGTGAGGATGTCGAGGTTGCCGAGCAGGCGTCCGATTATGTCAACTATATCATCCAGAACAAAAACGACGGTTACAAACTGTTACATACCTTTTTCAAGGACGCGCTGCTGTTCCGCGCTGGCGTGATCAAGTTCTTTTATGAAGAGGTCGAAGAGGTTGATGAGGAAGAGTATAACGGCCTGACCGAGGCCGAGCTTGTTCTTCTGCTGAACGACCCGAGCGTCGAGATCGTCGAGCAGCGCGAGACCGTGATGCAGTCGATGATGGATGAGGACGGCGTCGAGGTTCCGCTCGATGTGCAGTATGATCTGTCGGTTCGCGTCACGCGCAAATCAGGCGAGATCAAGGCGATCAATGTGCCGCCCGAGGAGTTCCTTGTTTCGCGTCATACTGTGTCGCTTGATGACGCGCACTTCGTCGCGCACCGCACATCGATGACCGTGTCGGAGCTTGTGTCGATGGGCTACGACCGGGACATCATCGAGCAATACGCAGGTGAAAACGAGCTAGACACCGACCGCGAAGTGAACAACCGCTTCCAAGACCTTGAGGCAGCGACCGGCGTTGATCCGGCCGATCCGACCCTGCGCTCGGTGATTTACCATGAGTGCATTATGAACGTGGACTTCGACGGCGACGGGATCGCCGAGCGTCGCCGCATCTGCGCGATTGGCGGCGATGGCTCGTACATCTTGCACAATGAGCCGTGGGATCACATGCCGTTCGCGGTGTGCTCACCGATCCTGATGCCGCACCGTCTGATCGGTCGGTCGATCTATGACCTAACCGAGGACTTGCAGGTCATCAAGACCACGCTGATGCGCCAATATCTCGACAGCGTCTACAGCAGCACGCTGCCGCGCATGATCGCGGTCGAGGGTCAGGTGAACCTCGATGACTTGCTCGATGGCTCGGCTGGCGGGATCATTCGTGCGCGTCAGCCCGGCATGGTGCAGCAGATCACCGGCGCGTCTGTTGGCGGTGAGATCAGGCCGCTGATGGATTACCTCGACAGCGTCAAAGAGAACCGCACCGGCATGTCGAAGGCGTCAATGGGATTGTCGCCTGACGCCTTGCAGTCCTCGACTGCCAGCGCGGTTGCGGCGACGGTTCGCGGCGCTCAGGTAAAGCTGGAGAGCTACGCACGCACAATGGCCGAGACCGGCGTGAAGGACTTGTTCAAGGGCATCCTGCATCTGGTCCTGAAGCACGACAACAAGCCGAAGGTCTTCCGCCTGCGGAATAGCTTCGTGCCGATCAACCCTGCGGAGTGGAAGTCACAGTTTGACATCATCGTGCAGGTTGGCCTTGGCACTACAGACGATGAAACAAAGATCGCCTTCCTGACGCAGGTCGCGGCAAAACAGGAGCAAATCCTGACACAGCTTGGGCCGCAGAACCCGATTGTATCGATAGAGCAGTATGTGAACACGCTGCGCTCGATCGCTGAGATCGGCGGCTTCAAGGATGTCGATCAGTTCTTCAACTCGCCTCAGATGATCCGCCAGCAGATGATGATGCAGCAGGCGCAACAACAGGCTCCGCAGCCCGATCCTGAGATTATGAAGTTTGAGCAGGAGATGGCCCTGAAGCGAGAGAAGATGCAGCTTGAGCTTGAGCTTCAGCGCGAGAAGATGATGATGGAGATCGAGCTTCGCAAGCAAGAGCTTGCCGCTGAGGCGGAGCTTAGGATTGCCTTGGCTGCGTCTGGCGGCAACATTTCAACCAACCTGCCGAGGAGCTAGGGATGCCCGGTCATTACGAAATGTCATTTGGAGAGCGCGGCCGCCCCAGTGGTGTGTCGCGCAGTCCGTCTCGCACCCCGGCCAGAACTGAACGAAGTTCTGAAAGGCGGCAGCGTGATGTTGAAAGGGCAGCGAATACGGCTGATCGGATTGCCACCACCTTGGCGGCTCAACAGACAGCCTCGAACATTCAGGACAGGCTCAATGAAATGGCGGTGCGCGACGCACAGCGTCAAGAGATTGCGCGACAGCAGGAGATCGAGCTTGCGGCGCTGGCCGCAGAAGAGGCTCGCGCTCGCGCCGCCGAGCAGTTTCGCGCGCAAGAAGCCGCGATGGCTGGCACTTTGTTTGGGTCTGGCTTGCCCTTGCCGCCAGCCGTGGACCCCGCGACCGCATTTAGGGCGCAAGAAGCCGCTCGTTCGATGGGCCTAAATCAGCGGCAAGCTGGATTTGATGCGTATCAGGCGATGCTTTCGGATGCGGCTGCTGCGGCGCAGTCAAACATTGCGGCTGCATCTCCCGGCTTTTTCGGCGCACCCACGCGGTTTATGAATGAGCGTTTTCTTGAGGGCTTCGGTAGCCGCATGGGCGGACGCGACAGCGAAGCGTATCAGCTTTATCTTTCGGACCCGAACCTGTTCTCGCCTGTGTATGACACGGCAGGCCGCCTCACCGGATACCGCGACGAGCGCGGACGCCTGACCGGCCGCGACCCGATTGCTGAGGAAGAAGAGCGCCGGATGCGTCAGGGTGATGGTGAGCCGGAGATCACCGGCACCGTCACTGACCCTGCCACCGGGGAGGAGAAGTGTCCCGACGGATACATCTTCGACGAAGACCTTCAGGCATGCCGTAAAAAGCCGATGGAGCGCACCACGGTTGACACTACGCCCGGCGAGCGCTTTGTGCGCTCTGGTCTGCTGGATGTGGCCCCGGAGGGTCTGATGGGCTTTCAGGAGCGCTATGGCGCAGGCTTCGGCTCGCCGATGGACTTCGCTTCGGCAAACCGCGCCTTCCGCATGGGCGGCGCCGTGACGCCGAGCTTTTACAGCACGCCACCGAAACTGGATGGATACACATTGCTGGCATGAACGAGCACAAGGCAAGACAGCGGCAGGACCGAGCGGCTAGGGCTGAGGCGCTGCTGCGTAATGAACTTTTTGTCGAGGCTTTTGAGTATCTCGACGAGCAATTCATCGAGGCGTGGAAGACATCCAGCGTCGATGATAGTGAGGCACGCGAAAAGCTATTCCACCTTATGCAGGCACTTGGCGCCGTTAAGGGGTATTTTCAAAGCGTTGTCGAGGATGGTAAGTTGGCAAAGGCCCAGCTTGATGAGTTCAGGCGTTATGGCCGAATAAACTAGGAGATTTTTATGTCCGACAATCCGCAAGGAACCGGAGCCATTTCTTTAACCGATGCAGTTTCTCTTCTGAACACGCCCCCAGCGGACACCGTGACAGAAGAGCAGGTCGAGGCCCGAGAGCCTCAACAGCCTGAGCCTGAAGCATACGAACCGGAAGAGGACATCGCAGACGCGACCTCGGAAGAAGAGTATGCAGAAGACGATGAGGGCGAAGACGCCTATGAGGCGGATGACGGCGAGGAGTACGAAGAGGAACCCCCCGAGGTCTACACCGTAAAGGTGGACGGCCAAGAGGTAGAGGTAACCCTCGACGAGCTTCAAAGCGGTTATTCGCGGCAGCAGGCGTACACTAAGCGTTCGATGGAGTTAGCCGAACAGCGCAAAGCCTTTGAGGCGGAGCAAGCTGAAACGAGACAAATTCGAGACGCTTACGCGCAGCAACTTGATCAGTTGGCTGCCCAAATCCAGCAGACAACTCAGCAAGAGCCTGACTGGAGAGCATTAGCCGAGACTATGTCCGAGCGCGACTTGTTCCTGTACAAGGCCGAGTGGGACCAGCAGAAGGAATACCAGAAGCAGGTTCAGGCCGAACAGCAACGTATAGCGCAGGAGAAGTCTCGCGAACAGGAGCAGGAGCTTCGCAAGCATCTCGAGGTGCAGAGAACTGACATGCTCAGCCGCATTCCTGCGTGGCAGGATGAGGAAGTTCGCGAGGCGGAGCGCAGGGAAGTGATTACCTACGCTCAGAAGCGGATCGGGTTTTCGGAGGAGGAGATTGCAAACGCATCTGATGCGCGCGCTATCGAGCTTCTCTACAAGGCGTGGCAGTGGGACCAGCTTCAGGAGAAGAAACCCGCCGCCAAAAAGCGGACCCGAAAAGCTCCGAAGATGGCTAAGGCAGGGCGACCAAAGACCAAGCGCGAAGTTGCTAGTCGTTCTCGGCAAGAAGCTAGAAAGCGCTTTGAAAGCGCCGGTACGGTGGATGCCGCTGTTGAGTATCTCATGGGTCGCAAGTAGACCCGCAACCTGAAAGGAAAAGTTATGACGACTTTCGCAACCGCCGCAGCAGTCGGCGAAAGGGAGCAGTTAGCCGATGTAATTTATCGGATCGATCCCGCAGAAACACCTATCTTCTCGAACGTGAAGAAGGAAACCTCGAACGGTATCTTTACCGAGTGGCAAGTTCAGGAACTGGCATCTGCCAGCACCACGAACTTTCACAACGAAGGTGCCGACACCGCCACAGCGGCGGCAACGCCGACCTCTAGGATCGGTAACTACCACCAGATTTCCAAAAAGGTCTTCGCGACCTCCGGCACTCTGGATGCAGTAGATACCGCAGGCCGTGAGCGGGAACACAACTATCAGAAGGTGCTGAAGGCACTGGAACTGCGCCGCGACATCGAAAAGATGGTCGGTGACACTGATGTTGCTCGTTCCGCGTCTGAGCCTCGCAAGTCGGCTTCGCTGTCTTGCTGGATCACCAACGGCTCTGTCGGCGCTGGCTCCGGCGCTTTCGCTACTGGCGACGGCTCCGATGCAGTAACCGGCGGCACCGACCGCGCACTGACGCTCGCCCTCATTGAGGACGCGCAGCAGGACGCATGGGCCGACGGCGGCAACCCTCGTCTAATGCTTATGAGTGCCACGAACAAAGCCAATTTTTCCGATTTGGCTGCGTCGGGCAACCTCGTCAGCAATGACGTGAACATGACCGCTGCTAAGGAAGTGACCTATGTCGGATCGACTTCGGTGTTTCTTGGCGACTTCGGTACTGTTGAGGCGACCCCCTCTCGCCAGCTTGGCAACGACCGCGTCTTCTTGGTTGACCCGGACTTTGTGTCGATCTGCACGCTGAACGGTCGTAACTTCCTTGAGGAAGACCTCGCCAAGGTCGGCGACGCGACGGAAAGCCACATCGTGATCGAGTGGGCATTGAAGCCCACGGCGCCCAAAGCGCACGCAATGATCCTCGATCTGAACGGCTCGTAATCTAACGAGAGGGCGGCTTTGGCCGCCCTCTCTTCTATGAGGACAAAATGAAACGATATCTTTACACCAGCCCAAGAGAGCGCAAAGAAATCGTAATGCACCAGCACGAAGATGGCTCAATGCACATTGAACAGCGGCAGGAGTTTGGCGACCTGCTGAAGCTAAACAAGCAGATGGCAAACGACTACCGTCCCGGCTCACTGATCGGTAACACACAGCGCCACGCACAGCAGGTGGCCGAAATTCCGAACGTGGTGTACAATCACCTTCTGGAGAAGTTCGGACCGATGCGTGAAAATCAAAAGGCATGGAAGGCGTGGCTGAACGATCACCAGAACCGGGCATTTAGAACAGGCGGCGGAAACCTCTGATGGCTATCTCGACCTACAGTGAACTGAAAACAGCTATCGCGAACTTCCTAGCTCGCGATGACCTGACCAGCGTAATCCCCGACTTTATCCAGCTTGCCGAGGCAACGATGTCTCGCGAGCTTGAGACGCGGTCTCAGGAGAAGCGCGCCACCGCAACGCTTACATCAGGCGACGAGTACATTGCGCTGCCGACAGACTTGCGGGAAGTTCGCGAAGTCAAGCTGAACACAACGCCGATCACGGTGCTCACCTACTACAGCCCGGTCGCGCTTGACGAGAAGTTCTCGTCTGGCGGCACTGGCAAGCCTCTCGGCTTCAGCATTGTTGGCGACGAGATGAAGATGCGCCCAGTGCCGGATAGCGGTTATACGGCCGAGATCATCTACATCGGCTCGATTGTGGCCCTGTCTGACAGCAACGCCACGAACAATATCCTGAGCCGCTCTCCCGATGCCTACCTATACGGATCACTCGCAGAGGCGTATGCTTACCTTCTCGATGAACAGCGTGCTGCTCAGTATATGCAACGCTTCAATCTTGCGCTCGAACAGATCAAGGTTGACGAGCAGCGCGCACACTACGGCACGGGGTCGCTGCAAATCAGCAGCATTTACGCGCGCCAGAACGCAGCAGTGGAGAGCTAGATGTCTGCAATGAGCGATTACTTAGAGAACAAAATCCTTGATCATGTTCTCGGCACAACAGCATATACCCATCCATCAACGGTCTATATCGGTCTTTCGACTGGGTCATTTGGTGATGACAACAGCGGCACAGAACTGACCGGCAACAACTACAGTCGCGTGTCTGCTGCGTTTGATGCGGCTTCTGGTGGCACGACTGACAACACTGCGGCGATTGAGTTCGCGGCAGCGACAGGAACGTGGGGCAGTGTCAGCCATTTTGGCATCTTCGATGCGGCGTCTTCTGGGAACCTGCTTATCCACGGCGCGTTTACCACGGCGAAGACAATCGCATCGGGCGACGTTCTAAAAATCTCAGCAGGTGATCTCGACGTCACCGCAGCATAAGGTGATGTTGTGGCAATCACGAAGCCGACCCTCGATCAGCTAACTGGCTCCATTGACGCCTTCGTCGGGTCGCTTGATACCGATGCTGACCTGCTTCGTGCCGACTTCACCAAAGAGCCAACCCTTGAAGAGCTAGACAGCATTGTCGGCAGTCTCGACAATGCTGACGCCTTTGGCAATCTTGACAACCTGAGCTTCGACTTCTTCTCCGTTGCCGGAAGTGCGGCGATGGCGATCACCGCGACGGCGCAGGCCACCTCCCCGATTGAGTTCGACGCCTCTGTGTCGGTCTCTATGTCGGCGACCTCCGGCAGCTTCCGCGAGCGCGGCGTTGACGCATCAGTGACCGGCGCAGCAGCCGTGTCGGCGACTGCCGCCTTCATCGCACACATGGAAGGCGCCGCCAGCGTCGCGATCACTGCCACATCTGACAGCGACCGCATCCGAGGCGTAGAAGGTGCCGCCAGCGCCTCTATGGCGGCCGCAGGGTCGTATGTGCTGGTGTTTACCACTGCTGGTAGCGCTGACATCTCTATGGCCGCCACAGCGGCTTCTGTGGGCGTTTTTGTAGCAGCAGGTTCCGCAGACGTGGCGCTCTCTGCTACAATGAGCGGCAAGGTGCTTGGTGAGGATTGGACAGAGATCGCTGACGGCACTGAGACATGGACAAACGTCGCAGTAGGCTCTGAGGTCTGGGCGACGGTAACTACAGGCAGCGAGGTCTGGCACACGCAATGATACAGTTTGGCGAATGGCTGCCCGATCAGCCCGACTATTCAAACCCCGGCGTAACGCGCGCCGAGAACGTGATCCCTGCGGCCGGAGGCTATCGCAGCCTGCCCGATTTCGTCGCCTACTCTGGTGCGGCTGACGCGGATATTAATGGCGTCTTCGCCGCAAAAGATAACAGCGGAAACGTCAAGCTATTCGCTGGTGACACCACAAAGCTGTATCAATTCGACAGCAGTGATAGCGGCCTCGACAACATCTCAAAGTCCGGCAACTACACGTTGACTGCGCCGGAAGAGCGCTGGCGCTTCGTGCAGTTCGGCAAGGACGTGATCGCGGTTGGCGGCATTGGCGTGCCGCCCCAGCGCTATACGCTCGGCACCAGCAGCCTGTTTGCCGATCTGGGCGGCTCTCCGCCTGACGGTGATTTCATTGCGGTCGTGCGCGATTTCGTGTGGCTTGGCAATGTTGATGATGGGTCGGGCAATCGCTTGCCGTTTCGCGTTCAGTGGTCGGGCTTTAACGACATCACAAGCTGGACCGCTGGCACGGATCAGTCTGACTTCCAAGACATCCCCGACGCAGGCAACGTGACCGGCATGATCGGCGGTGAATACTGCACGATCCTGATGGAGCGCGCGATTGTCCGCGCCACCTACTCGGGTCCGCCGCTAATCTTCCAGTTTGACAAGGTCGAGACGGCGCGCGGCTGTCAGGTGCCGGGGTCAATCTGCAATATCGGTCACACTGTCTTTTATCTGTCCGACGACGGCTTCTATGCGTTTGACGGCCAACGGTCTCAGAACATCGGGGCGGAGAAGGTAGACAAATTTTTCTTTAAAGATTTTAATATCGCACACAAGGACAGGATGACATCTAGCGTCGATCCTCAGAACCAGATTGCAGTCTGGTCGTATGTGTCGAACAACAGCACCGACGCCAAGCCCGACAAGCTGCTGATCTACAACTACGCCATCGGGCGCTGGTCGATTGCAAATGTTAGTGCTGGCTTAATTGCGCCGATGTTTACCCCTGCCTATACCCTCGAACAGCTAGACACTGTAAACACCAGCATCGACGCGCTACCAGCTTCGCTCGACAGCGCGCTATATAAAGGCGGCCAGTTCATCTTCGGCGGCGCTCAGGGCAACAAGATATTCACGTTTACAGGCGACCCTCTCGCCGCGACCATCGAGACCAGTGAAGCAGGGCTTGCGACCGGCAGGTTCAATATGGTCACGCGCGTCTATCCGTATCACGAAGATGGCACAGTGACGGTGCAGATCGGCACGCGCGGCCTGCACTCTGACGAGGTCACGTTTACCACGGCGCAGGCGCCGAGCACTGATGGGTTTGCGCCGTTCCGGGCGCAGGGCCGATACCATCGAGCGCGAATGAACTTGAGCGGTCAGTGGTCTTTCGCGCAAGGCATGGATGTTGAGGCGAGGCAGATAGGCAGGCGATGACAACGCGCAAGGCAAACTTTCGCATCCTCAATCCGATCCTCGCGACTACCCGCGAGGTTGCAGAGCTTTTGAACCGCACGATTAGTGGCGGCCTGAATAGCTGGGATTATGTGACGCTTTCGGCAAGCGCCACTGAAACAACAAAAACAGACCCGCGCTTCTCAAAAGAAAGCGTGGTGTTTTTTACCGCAATCAATGGGTCTCCTGAGAACCATCAGCCGTTTATCAAATCAACATCAACAGACGGGACGATGAAGATTGGACACAAGAGCCACGGAAGCACCCAAGAGTTCGCCTACCTCATTATCGGCTGATGCGTGGGTCAGGTGCAGAAAGTACATTGAGGACGCGCTCGAATACGCGAACGGGTCTCATACGATACAAGATGTGATGCTTGCTGTGTCAGAGGGCAAGGCCCAGTTCTTTCCGCTGGATAAGTCTGCTATAGTCACAGAGATAGTTGACTATCCGCAGAAGGCAATGTGTCGGATTTGGCTGGCGGGTGGCGATCTTGACGAGCTAGTAGAAGCGGAAGTTGCAATCGCCGCGTGGGCCAAGACGCTAGGTTGCGACGGGATGGAGATCATCGGGCGACGGGGTTGGTCTCGTAAACTTGAAAACTACCAGCAGAGCGCGGTGGTATTGATGAGGGATTTCAAAGATGAGTAAAGGCGGCGGCACGACAAGGCAAGTGACAAGCACCGGCGCGCCAGACTACGCGCAGCCGTTTCTGGAGTTCGGTCTTTCCGAGGCGAAAGAACTATACGGAACTCCGCAACAGTTCTTTCCCGGCTCGACCACCATCGGCTTTGCGCCGGAGACAGAGATGGCGCTGTCTGGCTTGCGGCAGCAAGCCGTGACCGGCTCACCCTTCATCGGGGCCGTTCAGGACGTGGTGATGCAAAACCTCACCGGCACTAACCCTCTGATGGCTGCGGCCTTCCGCCCCGCCATCGAGGCCGTACAGGCCGAGGCGTCCAAGGCAGGGCGATACGGCTCCGGCTACCAGCAGGCGGCTCTGGGGCAGGCGCTTGCGCCGATAGCGCTTCGGGCGCAACAGGCGGCCATCGCTCAGGCCCCTGCGGCTCGCCAGTTTGGTCAGGCTGATCTTGAGACGCTGGCGCAGGTTGGCGCTGCCAGAGAGGCTCAGGACGCGGCAGAGCTTGCGGCCAACATCCAGCGCTTTCAGTTCGAGCAAGAGGCGCCGCGCGCTGCCCTTGCGGATTACATGGCAACGGTTGCAGGCGGCACGGTCGGCGGTCAGACGATCCAGCCGGTCTATCGCCAGCCTGCTCTCTCTGCGCTTGGCGGCGCTCTGGGCGGCGCTCAGCTTGCGGGAATGGTTCCCGGCTTGGGCATGGGCGCAGGCGCCGGTCTCGGCGCTCTAGCAGGATTGTTGGGGTAATACATGAGACATCAGATGACACGGCCCGGACTTCTCGCCTTCCAGCGTCCAAATGAGGCGCAGCGTTTTCTCGATCTGCTGGAGCCGCCAGCGCCCAACGTCACGCTGCGACGCACGATGCCCTACACAACGCCATCCGGCGTTGTTCCTGCGGCGGCTATGGACGCGGCGCAGCTTTCCGCGTATCGCGATCAGCAGCGCCCTGCGCCCCGCGTGGTGATGCCGCTGGAGCAAGCCGCAATGCGCGGCTCAATGATCCCGCGCAGCCCTCGCCTTCCGGCAGCGCCGAGGACTATGGCTGACGCCTTCCGCCAGCCTCTGACTTCGCCGACCGGCCAAGGCATCGCGGCTGCGGCGCTGACCGGCCTTGAATACGGCGGCCCCTCGCTGCAACCGACCTCGCTGGGTCAAGGTCTGGCGCGGATGGGCGCGGCTGGCCTCAAGGCTTATACGGACGCCACTACGGCGCAACGGGCTGCTGATATGAAGCAGCGGGAGTTTGATCTTGACCTTGCATACAAAACCGCCGACCTCGGGATTAAGGCCGCAAAAATACAAAATCAAGGGCCGTTTGCTGGCACAAGCATGACGGCGCAGTCGATGAACACGCTGCTGAACTTAAACTCTAAAATGGAAAGCGGGAAAGCCTCAGCGCAAGAGGAGCAACTTTACCGCTTCGCCTATGGCTATCTGTCAAAGCCGAGGACTGAAACTAGAGAGACGGATGCAGGCACAACCGTTGTAAGGGTTCCGGGTCAGGATATGTCGGCGTTCCATCGTCCCGAAGGGTTTGTTGATAGTGAGGAAGTTATCGGTCAGACGTCCGCCAAGTTCACTGAAGGGCAGAATGCTTCCGCCGGATTTGCCAATCGAATGGACGCCAGTCTTATGATTTTCAACGAGTTGACCGATGCTGGCTATGACCCGACAAACTTCCAAGATTATATTGCAAGCAACCTGCCGCGCTCTGTCTCTGGCTTTGCATCGACGGCAGAGGGCCAGAGATATATGGCGGCGAAAACTGACTTCATCACCGCAGTCCTGCGTAAAGAGTCGGGTGCAGCGATCGGTGCAACAGAATTTGAAAAAGAGGACCGCAAATATTTCCCACAGCCGGGAGAGGGGCCAGAGGTTGTCAAGCAAAAGCGCTTGGCGCGTGAGCGCGCGCTTAAGAGCATGATCGCCCAGTCTGGACCGGCCTACAAAATTCTTTTCGGCGAGGCGGAAGAAACTGGCATCCCGCCGGGGTCCACATTTCTTAAGCGCAGCGGCGGCACGTCTTATTACAGAACCCCAAATGGCGACATTATAGCGGTGGACGATTAAATGGCGACAAGAAAAGCGACACAGGAAGAGATCGAGCGCCTTGGCCTAGACGAGGACGCAGCAGAGGCGGCACCGAAAAAGGACTGGGACGCAGTCAGCTTCGCCACTGGCGTTGCGCGCTCGATTGGTCAGGGCATCACCTTCGGGTTTGCTGACGAGGCTGAGGCGTATGTCCGCAGCGTCCTTGGCGACCAGACATACGAAGAGGCGAAGAAGGCGACGAACGCTGAGCTTGCAAAGTTTCGCGGCGAGAACCCCTTCCTGTCCTTCGGCCTTGAGATCGGCGCGGCGATTATGACGCCGGGCGGCCTGCTGAAGATTGCGTCTAAAGTTCCCGGCCTCGCAAAGGTGGCGCAGAAGGGCATGCAGGTTACCACGCCTGCCACAAGGGGAATGGCCGGTGGGGCGCTGTATGGCGCTGGGGCAGCCGAGACAAAAGCGGACATTCCAGCCTCTATGATCCTTGGCGGGACGTTAGGTTATGCGGGGACAAAGATGGCCCCGGCGGTGACAGACGCGGCGAAGAAACTGATGCAGAGAGGCATCCCCCTGTCTATAGGGCAGAGGTTCGGCGGCGCGCTCGGAAGGATAGAAGAGGGGCTGTCCAAGCTGCCGGTAACCGGCGAGATGATTGGGCCGACTAGGCTTAGGGCCGTCCAGCGGTTTGCCACGGCTGCCTACAACGAGGCGCTTGATCCTATTGGCAAAAAAATCAAGCCCAACACCGACCCAAGAAAGGCCGCCGAACAGGCGCAAATAATATTTAATCAGGCTTATGACGACGCCCTTGAGGGAGTTGACATAGAGGTGACCGACGAGGTCATTGACCAGATCACGAAGCTGATTGAGCCCTATAAAGCTAGGCTGCTGCCTCAGCAAGCTGAGCAGCTAGAGAAGTTTGTCATTGACCAAATCATCAACAGGACCGTCAACAACCGGCTTTCAGGGGTGGCAATCAAAGAAGCTCAGTCGTCTTTAGGCCCGATCTCCGCAGGCTTTTCTCGCTCCACTGATGCGTATCAAAAGTCTCTCGGCGAGGCTCTCAGAGAGCTTGACGCGGAGCTTCTGGAGATTGTTGCGCAGCAGTTCCCGGCCAAGGCTGAGAAGCTGACCAAGGTCAATCAATCTTATTCCATGTACTACCCCATCCGCGAAGCTGCGGCGGGGGCTACGGATAGCATGTTTTCACCCAGCCAACTTTTGTCGGCGATCCGCAGACAGGAAAAAAAGCTGGGCGCTGCCGGGCTTTCGCGCCTCGCAAAAGGAGAAGGCCGACTTCAAGATTTTGCCGAAACTGCTGTGGAGACGCTCGGGTCAAAAGTGCCGGAAAGCGCACCCTTGAGGACATCGTCTGTCCTTCTGATGGGTGGCGGCGGATATCTTGACCCTGTCCTCACTGGCGCAGGTCTCGGGGTTGGAAAAGCTGTTTACACCCCCTTCGGCCAAGCCGTGACCGGCGGGGTTACGGTGCCTTCTAGGGTTCCGCTTATGGGAGGTAAGGACGTGGGCTTGCTACCTGCCATAAGCGCAGGCATGCGCTCGCCAGCAACGGCTGGCCTTCTGGGGGCTTCAGGCGGTCCTCCAGCGCAAGCTAACTTGCTGGGCGCATCTCCCGCCGAGGCAGGCATGCTGCCCGGCACCGGAGAGGCGCGCATCCCTGAGCCGGGCATCCGTTACGAGACGATCACCGACCGCCTCGGTCGTCCGGTCACCTACGCTATCACCGACGGCGGCGCATCTATGACGCGCGTGACCCCATAGTGCGATAACTTCCATGCCGTGTTAAACTGCACAAACGCTGAAGAAGGAACAACCTGATGGCAAAGAATTCGATCCGCGACTTTGATGCGACTTCTGGGAATAACACTGACATTCAGTCAGTGGACATCTCGGAGGGCTGCGCCGCATCTGGGATAAATAATGCTCTCAGGGAATTGATGACTGATCTAAAGAACGTCAGCACCGGCGCGGTCAATCTTGAGACGCCAGCGGCAGACCGGCTCGACGTGGACAACATCCGCATCGACGGCAACACCATCAGCAGCACGGACACAAACGGCGACATTACGCTCGATCCGAATGGCACAGGCAAGGTCGCCGTCCCTGCCGCGATAGAGGCGACGACATCCACCCACGCGAACGCTTCTGTTTTCAAGTCTACAGGTAACACGCAACTATTTTTGCAAGACACCGACGCAAGCGCAAACGACCAGTTCTGGGGGTTTCAAGTTAGTGGTGGCGACTTTAATGTTTTGACCTGCAACGACGACAGAGCAAGTGGATTTGTTACGCCTCTAACTATTGCCCAAGCTGGCGATGCAACATTTAGTCAATCTGTCATAGTTACAGGCACAGCTAATCGTGGCCTTAAAATTACAAGCGCACAAAACGGCAGTGGTCAAAACGATGCTGACGCGGTTTACGATGCACAGGACACAGAAGGCGGCGGGACTGGCTCTCATATATTTAAAGTAGGAGGGAGCGAGAAGGTCAGAATTGACAGCAGCGGCAACTTGCTGCTTGGTACTGCAACAAACCTTGATACGGCTTCCAGATTAAATGTGAAATACAGTTACACTAATTCTGGCGCAGCTTGGGAAAGCAATAACACGGCAACGCATAATGCTATCGTGTTTAAGAACCCGAATGGCCTCGTTGGAACAATACAGACTAGCGGCTCATCAACTGCTTACAACACCTCATCCGACCACCGCCTCAAAGAAAACGTAGCCGACATGACCGGCGCAATCACCCGTGTGAAGGCACTGGCACCCAAGCGGTTTAACTTCATCGCAGACGCCGACAGAACGGTTGACGGCTTCCTAGCCCACGAGGCGCAAGCTGTTGTGCCAGAGGCTGTGACCGGCACTAAGGATGAAGTCGATGACGACGGCAACGCAGTCATGCAGGGCATCGACCAGAGCAAGCTAGTGCCGCTGCTGACCGGCGCACTGCAAGAAGCTATTGCCAAGATCGAAACCCTCGAAATCGAAATGACTGCGCTCAAGGCGCGCGTGACCGCACTGGAGGCATAAGTGGCTAAAGACAAACTTACAGATTACTCCGCGACCAACGCCTCAAACACGGACATCGGCGGGATCAACATCGATGAGGGAATGCTCCCCAGTGCCGTCAATAACGCCCTCAGGGAGCAGATGACCCATCTGAAAAACTTCTCAGATGGCACGGATGCAATCAGCGGCCTGACGGTTGACGGCGCGGCGACAATCACCACCGCCGACAACACCACACAACTCACACTTAAATCAACAGATGCTGACAATAATATCGGCCCCCAGCTTGACTTGCGACGCGACAGCGGCTCACCGGCTGACGGTGATATTCTTGGCCGAGTGCGCTGGTTGGTGGATGATGATGCTGGCAATATGGTTGAAAGCGCGATCCTTCAAAGTAACTTGGAGGATGCTTCTCAAGGTGCAGTAGACACGCAGCTTCAGATCACAACATCTGTTGCAAGCACGATGCGTAATCGTATGAAGATTACAAGTAGTGAGGTATCCTTCAACGAAGACAGTATTGATAGTGACTTCCGTGTTGAGAGCAACGCTAATGCGAATATGTTTTTCCTAGACGCTGGTGGTGAGCATATTTCGTTTGGAACAACAAACGGCACAGTTGCACAAAGCAACATTGCGGGTGGTTTCTCATACAAACCTGCTGCTCAACTTGAAGTTTCTGGGAATAATACTCAAGCGGCATTTTTCAACCGAACAACAGGCGGTAACCTAATCGGGTTTTTTACAGGAAGTTCTAGTGTCGGTGCGATATCGGTCACTGGCTCAGGCACTACTTATCACACAACATCTGACCGTCGCCTCAAAGAGAACATAGAGCCATTGGTTGCAACAGATAAACTGATGGCGATGAACCCTGTGTCGTATACTTGGAAAGCCTTCCCTGATGAGCCACGCAGTATGGGTTTTATCGCTCAGGAGATGGCAGAAGTAATGCCAGAAGCGGTATCGACAAATGAACACAATGACATGATGTCAATGGATTATGGCCGCATTACACCCATTCTTGTGTCGGCACTGCAAGATGCACACCGTAAGATTGAACAGCTTGAACAGCGTATTGCTGATATGGAGAACGACTGATGAGTACCTTTGGACCTAATCATCATGCCATTGGCGCGTGGTCGCGAGGTAGTTTTCACGACACTACACAAGAAGACTCCTTCAATATGACATCTGTCACAGACAATGGGACAGGAGACTCTACTTGGACAATAGCTAACGACATGTCCAATGCAAACTATGCGTTTGTTTGTGGTAGAGGGCGTAGTGTTGGCGGCGGGTCAACTGCCAAAGCAGGTGGAATGATACAGGCCGATAATCAAAATGTTCCAGCGGCAGGTGGCGCTAGGTTTAGGGGATTAGATGCAGACGCAGGTGAAAGGGACTTTGACATAGCTTGCACTGTGTTTATTGGAGACATCACCTAATGAAATTTATAGACAGGCTGGCAAAAGCAAGAGAAGAACTACAACCCTTCTATAGTGATTACCGTGTAGTTTATGAAGACAACGTAGATGAGCCAGTCAAAATTATGAAACCTGATGCACATGCTATGGCGGCACTGATGGCTGGAAACGTATTCCCACCCATTTGGACTTTTTGGGAGTTACAAAAAGATGCTTCACAGCCTGATTTTAAAAAACACACACGGGGTTATTTACTGCACGACACGCCCAGAGAAGGGCCAAAAACAGAAGAAGAGGCTTTAGAGTTTATTATTATGAAGGACGTGCCACAGCACGTTTGGAGAGTGTACAACGAAGGAAACCGCCCGAAGATGGTGATTTGTAGAAAGCAACAGTTGCCTCAAACAAGAGAATGGCGCAACGCTTGGAGATTAGCAGCATGACAGGAATTATTGCAGACAAAGATGGAAATGAAATAGCAGTTTCTGATGCTACTATGCCAACCGACAGGCACTTTCGTAACGCTTGGTCTTTGAGTGGCACTGTAATTTCAGAAGACCTCGCCAAAGCGAAAGAAATCTTCAAAGACAAAATCCGAGAGGTTCGCAAGCCTTTGCTTGAAGCAGAGGATGTTGCCTACATGAAAGCTCTTGAGGCTGATGACGCTACTGCGAAGGCTGCATCTGTGACAAAGAAGACAAGTCTCAGGGACGCCCCGGCTGCTGCTGCTATTACCAACGCGACTGACATAGCAACACTCAAGGCCGCTTGGGACACTGACCTTCTCGGCGCATCGCCATATTCGTAAGGAGCAAACGAATGTCGAAGCCCACTGCCACCTCAGTCAAAGCCGAGCTAGACACTCATGAGGCGGTCTGCGCCGAGAGGTGGCGTGAAACAATCCTGCGAATAAAAAGGATTGAGGCGATCATGATCGGCACCGCTGGCACCACGATCCTGTTGCTTATAGGAATTATTGTTAATGGATGATCCATGTGTTTCTACTATTTGTTTATGTAGGTGTCGGTGAGGATAAGCGGCTCACTAGCAATGATATGTATTTTCGCGATGTCAATGACTGCGTGTACTTTGCCAAGAGACTGCATAAACAAGGCAACAACATCACTGCTTATTGTCTGCCGAAGCTGGTAGACAAAGACGTGAGGGTATACTGATGCTTGCCGAGCTTGCCGCAGCCAATGCAGCCTTTGCAGTCATCAAGCAAGCAGTCTCGAACGGCAAAGAGATAGCTGCTGCTGGCAGTGCCATTGCAGAGTTCGTCGGCGCTAAAGAAAAACTACAGTCCAAAGCTGCCAAAAAGGGCGGCGGCTCCGACCTTGAGGAGTTCATGGCCCTTGAGCAAATCCGTCAAAAAGAAGAAGAACTGAAACAGATTATGATCTATCTGGGTCGCCCCGGCCTGTGGAATGACTGGCAAAGGTTTCAAGCGAAAGCGAGAGTTGCGCGCCGAGAGGCAGAGGCGGCAGCAGTTATCAAGAGAAGAAAAATTATTGACGGCACAATCATCGGCACAATCTTGCTCGCGATATTGCTTGTTGTGGCTGGCATTGTCGCTTTAATTCTGCATCATCAGGGCAGAATATAATCAGACGGAGACGCAAATGGACAAGCTGATCGAGATGATCAAACACCACGAAGGCGTGGTCCCGCACGCATATAAAGACAGCAGGGGATATCTTACCATCGGCGTGGGGCGCCTGATCGATGAGGAGCTAGGCGGCGGACTGTCCGATGACGAGATCGACTACCTGCTGGCGAATGATCTGAAGCGTTGCCGGGCAGAGGCAGAAACCTACCCGTGGTTTGCTGGCCTCTCAGAGCCTCGTCAGGCGGTTGTGATCTCAATGCTGTTCAACCTAGGCAAGCCACGCTGGGACGGCTTCAAGAAGGCTCAGGCGGCGATTGAGGTGGGTGACATGGCCGAGGCCGCCGCGCAATTGCTCGACAGCAGATGGTCGGCGCAGGTCGGAAAACGCAGCGAGGACATGGCTGCGATGTTGATCAGCGGGGAATGGATGGATGGCTGATCTGACTTTCGAGCGCATCCTCCAGTGGAAGCTGCTCCCGCGTGGAATGATGTTACTGTTTACGCTGATGGCGTGGAATGTCTGTGACTGGTTTATGAGCCTCGGCTCGGACGCAACGACACAGCAGACCGCGTTTGTCTCAACCATCGTCGGGGCCGCCACGGGGGCGTTCGCCGTTTGGATGGGACATGAAAGCAAGTGAAGTGGCTCTTGCTGATGGTCGTCGCCGAGGTAAATGGTGAGATGACCGTCCACATCCTGAGCGACCATGAGACGATGGCCCAGTGTCATGTCGCCGGGACTTACATCAACTGGTCGGAGCGCATGCCTATGAACAAAGAAATGCTATGCTTTCCGACCGACCTAGACATAGAGGTGATAGAGTAATGCTTGCAATACTTGGCAAAATACTTGGTTCAGAGAAGGTGATCTCGAAAGGGATGGACCTGATCGACAACATGCACACCAGCGACGCTGAAGGGGTCGCAGCTAAAAGCAAGGCGAAGACTGACCTTCTCGCAGCCTATCAACCCTTCAAGCTGGCCCAACGCTACATCGCGCTGATGTTCACGGGGATGTTCCTGTTCATCATGGCGAACGGCGTTGTCGGCGCCCTGTATGGTGTGATCGACATGAGCAACGTCGAGGCGGCTAAGGACTTTGCGTCGGAGATGTGGCTCGGTGAGATCATGCTCGGCATCGTCGGCTTTTACTTCGGCGGTGGCCTAGCCGAGAGCGTAAAGAAGAAATAAAAAAAGACCCCGCCTCGGCGGGGTCAGTTGGGGAGGAATATCTGCCACGTCAGGGATCGTAACTCTCGGCGACCTCCTCGTCAACTTCGCCTGATCCCTCACAGAGATGGCACTCCATCTCTTTCTCTTCGAGCCAGCCGCCGCTCCATGCCATTGGTGCGGCGACTGCGACCTCGTACTCGCGACGCCCTTCTCCGCCGCATGATGGGCAGGTGGTCATTCTGCAATCTCAGGAATAGGCAGGGACGTTTCGCGCGGATCAGGGATGCCGTCGTGCGTCTCCATTTCCAGAAGGTCCATGTGATACTGCCGAAGATACTCTTGCAGTTCCCAGAGTTTGAACGAAATCTTTTGATAGGCGACTGCATCAGGCAGGACGCCCATGCCACGCATACCAAAGCTATCTAGCTGAGCCTCGGCTTTCTTCAAAGCCAGCGATGCCTGCCGAATTGCTTCCTCAGTGAAAGCCTTGTCAGCGATCCAAACTCCGTCTTTGTGCAAAATTGTTTCTGGGTTTTTCATCGTTTGTCTCCCTTCGATGATGATGAGGGGTGGCGCTAGGCCACCCACTCTGCTTTTGTCGGGCGCTTGAAGAACCCGAACTTCTCGTCGTCAGCACTCGGCGTGACGGTTGCGGTGAATGTGACGCGCTTGCCCGGCATGTCGTCGGCGTGGAACTGGTTGCGACCCTCCTCGTCGTCCCAACCGAACAGCGCGTTCGGGACCGTACCCCAGAGCTTGAAGCCGTCGTCCGACTTGAACAGCATCTTCCAAGTCCTGCCGAAAGCGTTCTCGCGCAGGTCGGTCGAGATGACGACGCCGGTCAGGGTGACGCGACCCTCGGGGCAGTCGGCAGCGGCAGCGCGCTCTGCCTCGCGCTCGGCGTCGCGCTTCTCGGCGCGCTCCTTGCGGTCGGCGATGATCTTGCGGACGGCAGCTTCCTGCTTCTCGGTGAGGTGACCCCACTCGTCAAGCTGCGCGCACATTGCGCCGAGGAAGCCGTCGGTGCCGAACCAGCCACGGAGAAACCCCTCGACCTCGCGGCGGGTTTCGTCCGCAGCGATCCAGCGGTCGTTACGACCCTTGCTGGCGTTCGCCTTGATGGCGCGGTCGCGACCGCGTTCCCAAGCGTCTACATCCATGATGACTGTCTCAGAGTTACGCATTTTGATCTCCCTGTTCTAGAAATGTCCTACTCCAAGTAGATAAGGGGATATTGATCTAATATCAATACCCCCTGATCGTTTTTTTACATCATCTCAATCGCACGGGTTTCGTACTTGCTGCGCTTGATGGCGCCGCGCTTTTCAAGCTGCGTCATCAGATGGTGGGCCGCCGTTCGGGATCGGCCTGTCGCATCTGCGACCTCTCGCACGCTGGGCGCATACCCATAGCGGCGAACGTGTCTGGATATGTAAGCAAGAACGGAGGCTTGCTTTTCGGTCAGAGTTACCATGATCCTTTCCTTTCTGTTGACAAATATGCCTAATCGAGATTACGGTCGCTGCTGGCTTGGGCTGTAACCCATTTTCAACCCCAATCTGCAACCATTCGTCAGGTGGTCAGTGATTGGTGTCGGTAAGCAAGATGTGTTCCGAGCAACAGCCCAAGCCACCATTTACGCCTCCTTCACAGTCAGCGTCTTAGCGCGCACCTGCCGGGCAGGCTTGGCCTCGGTTGTCTTGGCTGGCTGCGCCTTGTAGTTACGCATCGGCCACTTGATGTAATAGACGGACCCATCGACCTCGATCTGTCCCTCCTCGTGATTGCCGAGCATCTCCTTCAGCATCGTCTCGCACTCGTCGATCTCAGCCTCGGCTGCACGGCGAGCTTCACGCGCAGCAAGCAGAACGCTCGCCCAGTGGTCGGCGTCGGCAACTTCGTTCAGGTCAACCGCCGGGGCGCCGTCATCGACACGGCTCCACGCCACGTTCGCATCAGCGCTCGATACTGCGGGATACCAATCGACATCGCGCTTGCGCCGCTCGAACTCATGGACCGCGTCCTCGATCTGGTCCTGCATGTCCTGATCCTGACGGTACAGGAAGATGCGAAGCTCGGAGCCGCGATACAGGACGCACACAGCGCCCCAAGCATAGCCAGTACACATCATCTGCCCGTGAAGCTGAAGCGGCCCTCTATGGGGCGCAGGAGCCTCCTCAGGGGCTGCGCCGGTGTTCTTGGCCTCTAGGCAGCCGGGGCCGCTAGTGTCCACCACGCCGCCTTGTGGGACATAGATGCCCATCGCCGGGTTGTGCTCGAACACGATGCCGCCACGCCCCCTGCCATCAAGCGAACATGCCAGCGGCAGGTCCGGGTGGTGGACCGCCTCGGTGATGTCGGTGACCACATCCTGAAGGTCGAGGCGATAGGCCGCCTCGTCGAGGATCACCGGCTCCAGCAGATCGCCGAAGCGCATCTGTTCGGTCTGCGCGAGCCGCTCAGGCGGGTTGCCTGCGGCCGCTTCTATGGCCTCCTTCAGCAACTCGTTCGGGGTCATGTATGGCGACAGGCCCATCAGGACCGGAACGCGGGATGCGGTGACGATATCGTCGGGTGTGAGTTTACCTACCATTTTTCTGCTCCTCATATTTGGTGCGTTCGTGACTGCGGATCATGTCCCGCGTGATCTTCCGGCCCGACCAATCGCGTGGCCGGGTCTTCTCAAATTTGACCTCCCTGCCAAGAAGCCTGACAGCTTCGTCTCCATTGAGGCCGGTCTGCTCGGTGACTAGGCGAAGCTCCTTTGTAAGGCGAGCGGCGCTGCCGAAAAACTTAGCCATCTCCATCATGGTGGGCTGTTCTTCACGCATCATCTGTCTAAGGCTCTCACGCTCCCGCTGCTGCGCGACAGACGGTGACAGGGGGATATCAGCATAAAGCTCCCCCGGCACAAGCCAGCACTGCCCGGTTGGGGCGTAACAGTTTTGCCCCGTTCTCCAGAAAGACTTCCCAGCATACCCTTCGTGATCGTGGTTCACGACAAGGCGCTTTCGCGCTGTGATGGTCTCTATGGTGGTGACATGCGGCTTCATCATCTTCCCCGCCCAAGTGTGCAGCACGACAACAGTGTCGCCTGCGGATGGCGGGTTCGCCTCATAATGCTCTTTCGTGCGAGGCATGTCGTGATGCTTGTCGCGCATCTTGTAGTGCCAGTTCAGCCAATCATCCTCTGGGCGCAGGCCCGGCACGATATCAAGTCTCAGCATCTCAATCTCCCTTTAAAGGGGGCGGTGCGCTAAACACCGCCCCAGATGTGTCGTTAGATGATTGGCATGACGCTTGCAGAGTTTACCTGCATATCTTTCTTGACGGACGCGCGGCCAGCCTTGTAGTTGTGCCAAGCCCGTGCGAGAAGAATGCAAGCAACGTCAGGGTGTATCTTGTTACGATTTTCCATGCGGATGCGAACAATCGTCTCAAGAAGATAGCGAACGGGTGAGCGCACTCCGGTGCCGTAGCCGTTCTTGAGGTCGATCAAGAACTGCTTCACCTGTTCGCTATGCCCACGCTTCCATGCGACATAGAACAGTGCCGCCATCGGCGCCACCGAGATGCCTGTCGTCTTGGTCGCCTGCCGTGCCATCTTGATGCCAAGCTCAAGAACAGAGTGATCCATCTCGTCAGTGTAGATGGCGCGCATCTGGTCATTCGTCAGATTGAGATGACGGGCATACGCCTTGCCCTGCTCGAATGCCTTGATCAGGCGAATGACCTGTCCCGTGTCGTTAGGATACGGCACCGACATGATTGCGAAGATGTCCGCATTGGTCCGGGTCGCACCAACGTCCATGTGAACGAACGACTTGGGGTCGATGCCAAAACGTGCGTCGGTTACGAAGGGCGCGCCAGAGCGCACGCATGCAGCCAAGCGGTTCTGTCCGTCCTTGAGGTTGCCGTCAGTGCCAAACTTGATGGCATCGCCGGTCAGTGACCAGTTATCGTTAGCCATGTCGTTTGCATAAATAACGATCTTCTTCACCTTCTTGGGACGATTGCCGATGTTGATGTTGGCGAGAATATACTCCGCCAACTTAGGCCCGATCTCGACAGTGCGAGAATTCTGAGGCGGGTTATGGATCAGCGAATTGAGAACAGCAATCTGCTGATCGATATCGTCTGAAGCCACCAGCTTACGCTGGTTTGATACGAGTGCAATGTTGCTCATTAGGAACCTCCCTTTTACTGAGCGAAGTGGGCGATGAGCGCCCACCATGTGTAGGACCGAGATGCCTCGACCCCGAAAATCCAAAGCCAGTCGATCCAGCCAAGGATGAAGAACAGGATGATGACCATCCCGATGATGTCGTCTAGGT